GCGGCAAAGAATGACGGGGATGTCCTGGAAGAGATCGCGGAAGTCAACCGGAGAAAGCAGCATGTGGAAACGACCGACGATTGAGCACAACAAACTCACCGAATGGAATTGGATGGTCGGACACCCGGAAGGAATCTCGCTCGGTCAAAATGTCGATATCGGAGCGTTCACTTATATCATGGCCGGCGCGGGGGTCACCATTGAAGACGAGGTACAGATAGGCTCTCATTGCTCTATCCACAGTGTTTCCACCATCGACAACAAGATCGGGGCTGTAACCATCAGGAAAGGCGCACGTATCGGTATGCACAGCGCCATTATGCCCGGGATCACAGTGGGGGAGGGCGCTATAGTGGGCGCATTCTCGTTTGTGAACAAGGACATCCCGGCTGGTGAAACGTGGTACGGGGTCCCGGCCATATACCGCAAAAGTTAATAGAAAACTATTTACTTTTTAAAAACACCATATCTTTTATCTTTTCTGTGCCTGTGGACGCACCGGCATGTAATAGAAGGACGCTTCTAAATGACCGTTACAAACCGAGTTTATCAGAAACTAAAAGCAGGCGGTGAGATTAACGGCGGGGATATTGCCGCCCTCATCAACGAGCATAAGATCCCTCGCGAGCGCATGATCGGGATGTATAATCGGTACACCTGCAATGCGGATCAGGACTGGTACACTATCGGCACATCTCCGACGGTGTTTAAGCGGAAGTTCGAGGTCGATCTCGTAAAGGTCAATAACCAGATCAATATCGATCACTTCTCGAATATCATCCGGACAAAGACAGGGTACTTCATCGGGGAACCGATCACCTACTCCGTAAGTGAAGATGCCAAAAACAAAGAGATGGTAGAGGGGAAGCTCAAGGAGTTCTTAACCCGCATCGATGCCCCTGACTTGGATACTGAAACCGGGAAGATGGCCTCACTTTGTGGATACGGTGCCAGGCTCTGCTTCATTCATCCAGCAGGAGATCCCGAAGCCGGGAAAGAGGACGCAATGAATATTCCGCCGTGGGAATGCGTGTTCCTCAGCAAAGACGGCTCGATCACATCCCCGGAGTATGCTCTTCGCTATTACAAAACGCAGATAGAGAAGGCAGATGGCACTTTTAAGGACATCATGAAGGCCGAATGGTACGATGGGACCAATGTATCCTTCTGGGTAGAGAGTGCCGTGCCCGAACCGACACCCGGCACGTATGATCCGGCAACCGTCCCGAAACCCATGATGTCTTACGGGTATGCACTGGACCCAAACGAACCGGCCCGGCCTCACATGTTTGACGGTGTGCCGCTGATCGGATTCCCGAACAATGAGGAATTACAAGGAGACGCGGAGAAGGTCCTGACTATCATCGATGCGGTTGATCGCACTGTATCCGATGTGAACAGCGAAATTGAGCAGTTCAGACTGGCGTATCTAGCTATTTACGGGTATGCCTCCATCGATCAGAAGTTCATAAACGAGATGAAAAAGACGGGCTGTATCGGCTTCTCTGAACCAACAGACCGGGCGGAGTTTATCACAAAGGTAATGGACGGCACAACCATTGAGGCGCATCTCAACCGGCTGGAGCAGGCAATCTATCACATCAGCGGTATCCCCGATATGCGTGACGCTGCATTCTCCGGTAACTCGTCCGGGGTGGCGCTGAAGTTCAAGATCATGCCGATGGAGAACCTTTGCAAGATGGCAGAGAATAAGTTCAGTGCAGCACTCCGGCAGATGTTCAAGGTTATCGCGTCGAAATGGGCGGTTGAACAGGTGCAGTTCAGTTCATCGGACCTGACATTCAAGTTTAAGAGGAATTTCCCGCTTAACCTGTTGGATGAAGCACAGACCGCGCAGGCACTCACGGGCATTGTATCGCAGGAAACCGTATTGGGTACGCTCTCGATTGTCAAGAATCCGAAAGAGGAAATGGAGAAGATGGCAAAAGAGCAGGTGGACGCGGTTGATCTGGATGCGGAACTATACCCAAATCTCCCGCAGAATAATCCCAACCAACCAGTTAATGATAACGGGGGAACGGGGCGGGAGATACAAAACAATACTCCCCAGATGGAAACCTTACGGGGGAACGGGGCGGGAGATACTTCCTGAGGTAATCCCGGATGCCCCTCCCTTTACAATCAGAATATGAGCGGATCGTAAAGAACAGCGAACGCCTTTTTAAATCGCTTGAGAAATCCAGCAAACGAGAATATGCTTTGATGCTCCGTGAAGTGAGGGGGGAAGTAGCGACTGCGTACGCTCAATACGCAAATGCCGACGGGGTGCTTACATACGCAGAAATGCAGAAATATAACCGGATCAAGAAACTGAAAAATACCATCGACGAGATCGTGAAGGATCGCACCGGAAATGTCAAAACACTCATGTCATCGGTACTAAAAGAGAACATCACTACCTCGTATGCCACATCGATATTGGCTCTTGGGGCCGTTGCCGGGGTGGTGCTCCAAGAAAAGATATCTATGGATACGATTACGGCGATCCTTAAAAAACCAGTTGGTGGATGGACGTATTCTGAACGTATGGCACTCCGTACGCAAGATCTTGTTGTTAAACTCCAGGGAACGATCACAAATGGATTTGTTCGCGGGGATAAACTTCAAGCTGCGTCTTTAGCGCTCAAAACCACCGCTGAAAAAAGCTTCGTTCAATTTCGGTCATTTGCCGGAGATATGACTCACGATATGTCCCAAGAGGCAGTAAAGGAGTCAACCATAGCGGCCAGTGATGAGGGGATCCATACAACAAAAACTTGGGTGACCGCTGGAGATGGCGATGTGCGTGAAGCCCATCAATTATTAGACGGCCAAACCGTAAGAGGGGATGAATATTTCGTCATTCCATCCGGCAAATGGAAAGGGTATAGGGCTGACGGGCCCGGCGGTTGGGGTGAGCCGGCTTTAGACCGGAATTGCCGTTGCTGGTTGGTTTGTGATGTGCGGAATAAACTATAAATTCAAATAAAGAACATTATTATATGTGATTAGAGCTTGTGATGAGTGCGGCAAAGAATTTACCTCTGCTTGTAAAACCAATAGGTTTTGCAGCCGTCTCTGTTATGCGAAGTATCGCTCCCGTGTTTTTGTAGGAGGCAAAAACCCCGCATGGTCTGGGGGCGGGATATTGAAAACATGTAAGATATGCGGAAAAACATTCACTCTTAAAAAATCTGAAAACGCACGAGAAAATAGGGATTGTTGCTCAAAACCATGTGCCAACAAAGCCCAAACAAAACAAGTAACTCTATCCTGCGTTATCTGTAAAAATGAGTTCTCTATTCCCCTCTCACAATTCAAACGAGGTAACGCAAATTGCTGTTCCTTGGCGTGTCGTGCTGAATGGAAAAAGAAAACCATTAATAAAAACTGCCTCATCTGTGGTAAAGAATTTGAAACAAAACCCTCTCTGATAAAACGCGGTGGGGGTAAATATTGTTCTGAGTATTGCGCAGGACTTTCAAAACTAAATGCTGGGAATCCCAATTGGCGGGATGGGGCATCTTTTGATAAGTATTGTGAGAAATTTAATGCCAATTTTAAGAAGAGGGTTCGAGCATTCTTTGATTGCAAGTGTGTTGAGTGTGGAAGCCCCGAAAACGGGAAAAGACACGCGGTTCACCACGTAAATTTCCGTAAAGATTCGTGTTGTGATCAAGAGGCCCCCCGGCTATTCGTTGCACTCTGCGCGTCGTGTCATTCAAAGACATCGTATAATCGACAGTACTGGGAACGCCATTTCACAGATCTGATCAATCAATATTATGGTGGCAAGTGTTATTTTACAAAAGAAGAAATGAAACAGTTAACCGAAACTAATTAATATCTAGAAAGTAAATCATATCTATTAACCGGAGGGCATCCCGCTCTCTACTATTCTCCGTAACTGTTCGCAGGCACGGCGCGGGACGAACTCGGTAGGCAAACTTATGTCAGACGAACAGAGTAACCAGAATCCGCAGGTACCGGCGAACCCGTCGGGCACTGATGGACAGCAAGCACCGCCAGCAGCACCAAAAACACCCGAATCGCCCGATATTGCGAAGATCATCCAGTCTGAAACCGATAAGGTCCGGACCGAGTACTCCAAGCAGTTCAAGGCGCAGCAGGCGATGATCGACGAACTCAAAAAGAGTCAGATGACCGAGACCGAACTTCGGAAGTATAAGGACTCCCAGCTTCAAGAACGGGAAAGCGTTCTCCAGCGGAAGGAACTTGAACTTCTGGCAGTTGATGTGCTTCGGGAACACGATATCCCTCTGAATCTCCGTGAGTTCATTGTCGGTAAAGATGCTGATGAAACAAAGGCGCGTGCGGCATCTCTGAAAGCCGAGTTCCAGAAAGCAGTCGAAACTGCTGTTGCGGAGCGGTTCAAAGCAAACGGACGCGAACCCCCGAAAGGAGAGACGGCGCCAGCGGGTAAACGATACTATACCCGGGCTGAAGTTGAAAGCATCACGAAGAAAGTCATGCTTCCCGGCACTCCCCAAAAGGAACGGGAATCAACCATGGCCGAACTTCAGGCTGCAATGCGTGAAGGACGTATCAAGAACTAACAAAACAGGAGGATAATAATTGACTGTAAATAACTTCATTCCAACAATCTGGTCGGGTCAGGTATTCACCGATTTCCAGAAAGAGACAATCCTCGGGGGGTTCTGTAACAGGAACTACGAGGGTGAGATCAGCGGGCAGGGAGACACTGTTAAGATCAACTCTGTCGGGCCTGTAACCGTCCGTACCTACACCAAGAACAGCACCGGTAATCTTACCGTTGAACAGCTCGCAGACTCACAGAGCACCCTTGTGATCGATCAGGCGGATTACTTCGCTTTCTCGGTTGACAACATCGACACCGCACAGGCTAAAGGCGATGTCATGGGGGCGGGCGTCACGAACGCAGCTCAGGCAATGGCTGAAAAGGCGGACACTTTCGTCGCTAACCTCTACACCCAGGCCGGCGCATCAACCTATGCCACGGTCACTCTGGCAAGTTCCGATCATGGGGTCCTTGATCTGTTCGGTCGTGCCGGGCAGCTCCTGAGTGAGATGAACTGTCCGAAAGCCGGGCGCCGGGCGTATATCAGCCCCTATGTCGAATCCCAGCTCGTTAAGCAGAACGTCCTTATGACGCTCGGGGCGAACGCGGAACTCTTCGGGAACGGTTACCTCGGCCGGTATCTCGGATTCGATATCTTCGGCAGCAACAACCTTGCAACCGGCAGCACTCACACGGCATCTCAGCCGGTTCATGAATGCCTGTTCGGCACCCAAGAAGCGATCACCTTTGCTGATCAGATCGTAAAGACTGTCGCATACCAGCCGGAAGGCGCCTTCTCGGATGCCGTCAAGGGTCTGCATGTCTACGGGGGCAAGGTCATCAAGCCTAAGGCTCTCGTGTGCATCGAGACCAGGAGCACCTAATCATGGCAATCGCAGGCACTACAACCTATGTTGATCCGACAGTACTAAACTTCGGTGTCAAACTTGCATCGACCAACACAGATGGCAGCACAAAGATCGTGGATGCCGGGGCTTACATCCCGGGATACCGCCGGCTGACCACAGGTACTGATGTTGTCCGGGTCCCGTTCAACTCAGCAAACGGCAAGATGGTCATTAACGCCATTTTCTGTGCACCGGCAACCTCTGCAAACCTCTATCCGTATATCAACCTGAGGCTCCCCCCGTCAACCGACAAGCTCGCATGGAGAGCGCCCGCAGCCGGCATTGGCACTTCAACCGCCGACAGCGGATGGAAACTCATGGTTTCAACCGCAACGCAGGCGTGCGCCTCTTCGGAGACCATGGCGGTTGTGTTCGGCCCCTTCGAATCTGCCAAATATGGGCATGTCATGGCAGCATCCAGCGCGGGCATTGACGCGATGCAGCCCTATCTGGAGTTCCAGATCGCCCTTTCAACCGGATCGACCGGCAGCGACTACACTGACAGCACCACGCTGCATTACGTGTGCGCCCACATCAACGCCTTTGAACTCCCGTGAATTAATGGGTAATAATCTCTTTTTCACCAACCGATAACATGGAAGAGTTAACCGCAAACACCCAGAATGTAAAGCCGGAAGTACCGGTAACAGAAGCACCGCAGAAGACCTTAGACCTTTCCTCTCCTAATGCATGGCTTGACATTGCCAAGCAGTTCGATCAGTTCTGTCTCGATAAAAACCGCAAAAAGAAACTTGCGATTGTTGGATTTGCACCAACCCGGGATCTTGCTCCGTACCATGATGAAACGTGGGACATTTGGGGCTTGAACGATCTGCATAACCAGATCCCCCGCTGGAACCGTTGGTTTGACATCCATACTGAAGAGAACATCGAAACCGATGTTATCGCAGGCAGGACAACAGCAGCAGCCCGCAAATGCCAGGTAAATGAGGCGATCATTGAGAAGATGGGGATCTCAGGACTCTCAAAACTTAGATGCCCCGTTTATATGCAGGAACGGAATGAAAAGGTTCCAGGATCGGTAAAGTATCCTCTTACTGAAATGCTTCAGTTCTGGGAAAAGCGCGGATTAACCGGAGCTCGATACTTCACGAACTCGATCTCTTACATGATCGCTTACGCCCTCTTTGAAGGAGTTATGACCGGTCACCAGTGGGAGGAAATCCAGATCTACGGTGTTGATATGGCAGTTGGTCCTGAATACATCGCCCAAAGGCCTTCGTGTGAGTACTGGATCGGTGTTGCCGAAGGTATGGGAGTGAAATGTTTCATCCCTAACGCATCCGATCTCTGTAAAACAAATTTCCTCTATGCATGGGAAGTATCCCGTCAGAAAGCCTACGAGGACAAACTCGCACAGATCCAGCGCGATGCATCGACCCGTCTTCACATCCTCAAACAGAACTTAGTAGAGACAGAACGACTAATCCACCATGCAGAGGCCCATATTGGTGTTATCGAGGACATGAAAAAGACCTGGAGTAATCTTGATTCAAACATCGGCCCGGCACCGGGATAATGGGAGGTAATCGGCAATGGGCGCGGCAATGGCAACATCGGATGTAAAAGCGATCATGGGGATCACCACGACAAACAACGACACTCAGATCTCCGCACTCCTCTATCCTTCCGCATCATTTGCCGATGAGTACTGCAATTACGGTCTTTCGCGGTTTATCTACCACCGGGATGATGTTACGATCGCACTCGCGGTGTCTAGCTCCCCCTCATACATCACCAACCTTTCAAGCACCACAAGCACCAGTGCACCGTTCCAGTGGATATCTCGAGATACTGTAGTTGTCTGGTCCTCCGACGCTTCAAAGCGATATGAGGAGGACCGGGATTACGAGATCGATTACGAGGCTGGTACTATTGTTCCCCTCGAGGATTCTACCAACGGGACCAGCACCGGGGCGAATGTTCTGATCGATTTCGCATACGTAGATCTTTCGGGTAGTCGGAAAGCTGCACAGGTTGCCGTTGCTCAGCTTGTTTGGGGAACGGTGAACATCAAACCCGGGATCGCTTCTGAATCAGCAGGCCCGCTCTCGCGTTCGTATATCCAGGATGGGATCCCCCCTCAAGTATCTCGTATCTTAAAACCTTTCAGGAGACCGGTGATGAAATGAGCGGACTTGAAGATATTGTCTCTGGGTGGGCACATCAGAGCATCACTATTGAAACCCCGGGAGCCTATGACGATTTCGGGAACCCATCAACAGGAACGAGTACTTCATACTCAGCGATCCTGATCCAACAGAACAAGCTGGTACGTGATCGATCGGGAAACCAAGTGGTGTCTTCATGTCAGATCCTTTTGCCCGGGACTGTCACGCTCGATCCTGAAGCGACGATCGCCCTGCCGGACGGCACACAGCCGGTAATTCTGAATGTTGGCAGAACGCCAGATTTTGAGACCGGTAATAACCTTGTAACGGAGATTTACACTTGAGCGCAGACGAACCGCAAACAGATCGAGAATGGCTTATGAGGATTGACGGTAAAATCGACAATCTCCTCATTTGTCAGGAGGATCACGAAACCCGGATCCGAACCCTGCAGGATCAACAGATGAAATGGTTCGGGCGTGATGGCGTGATTGTCGCCGGGATCTCCGCTGTTATCTCGATCGCCGGGATTGCAATCGCATTTTGGAGGCAGTAATGAACGACGGGCCGCTTGTAATCAGGATTTCGGGTATGGAGAATATCCGTGCAAACCTCCAGAACCTCATGAAGGCACCGGAACAATTCGGGCAAGCGGCTAGAGAATGGGGGGATGATCGGATGATGGAGTCGCAGGCTGAATGCCCGTATGATTTCGATAATCCACATTCTGATGGTACCCCTCATCTCAGAGATACCGCGCTGGTCGAAGGACCCATATTTGAGGGCGACTCCTTCATAATACGGTTCAGTTACGACCAATCTTATGCGGCAATCCAGCATGAGACTCCCGAGTACCGGCACCTCTGGCCTACAAAATGGAAGTACCTTGAAGATCCGATTAACCGCGGCATCCCAAGATTTGCAACGGCAATGATCAGAAGATTGGAGATGATATTGCAGGGCGTGAATGAACGGATGGAATTCTCAAGCCCCTATGCAGTTCGTAGGGACTACGAGGCTGCACAACAGGCATTCGCCGCGGCAAATATTGCCAGCGCCGGTCACCTTGTGGGGAGATTCGTATGACGCTCTGGATAGAATACCTTGGGCAGTACCTAGGCAGTTCAACCGCTGGTATCGGGGTATGGGCGGCAACAAGCACCGCGGCAAAAACGATCTATCTGAACAACCTCCCGGGATCCACTGCGTCTCTCATCATGCTCTACCCCTACGCGGGTACCGCTGCGGATTGGACCATGGACGCGGCAAGTATCCGGCATCCCAGGCTCAACATTGCGGTCTATTCCACAGCAGCGGACGGCGGGTATCAGAAAAGTATCGATATCAGAACACGGCTCGACCATGCGCACGGGCTCAGTTATCCAACGTCAACAACTCCAACCATCAATTTCTCCCTGATCAAAGCCACAGGGGAACCCGAATATCTCGGGAAGGATGAGATTGGGCGTGGATACTGCGTCACGAACTACGATGTCGAGTACAGTACAAACTAACGGAGGAACTACAAAATGTCAACACTTATCAACGGACGAAATGGGTACCCCTCAATCCTTGCACTTTCAACGATCGGGAGCACAGGTACCTTTACGGATATAGCGGGAGTTCTGACTATCGGGGCACCGTCTCGCACGAAGGGAACTATCGACCTGACCAACCACGGGACGACCGATGGATATGATCAGTGCATCCCTCAGGGCGTCACAAAAACCGGATCCCTCACGTTCACCTGCGTCTACCTGAGCTCCAACTCTCAGCACAATAGCCTCATTCAGGAAGCGCTGGACAACGGCACGCGGGTAGGATGGAAGATCACCATGGCGGGTACCTCATCGAACAATACCTATTACGGTGATGGGTACTTCACGGAGTGGACCCCATCGATCCCGTTCGAGGATAAGATCTCCTACTCTGGCGCCATCAAACCCACGGGAAAACCAATTGGGCCGGCCGGATCGACTACCTAAACATTTTTCCGGCAACCATGTACGCCATACCTATCAAGATCGGGACTGAACTGCACCACCTCCGGTATCCGTTCGGCATCATAACTGATATCGACTACATTTTACCGGAGGGGTTCTTCTCGATCTTCGATTTGGAGGCTGACATCCCCACGTGCCATCTGCTTCTGTATGCTGGTCTCTGTCACGAGGGGGTGACCTACGAGCAGGCCGGTCTGATGCTTATTGAGGATGGCGCCGCTCATGACGTGATCACCCTCGTAGGGTACTGGAAGAAGATCACCGACGCCCTGACGTTTGATAGCTGGATATCCATCGGGATAAATACCCCGGGAGAACCGGGAGTGGTCTATTCCTTATCGGAAGAGATCGGGGAAATGGAGAGAGAAGCAATTGGGAAACTCGACATGTCATTATCGGACTTTTACGGGATCACGCCCCGGGAGTTCAATCTTTTACGCGAGAGAAAGGGTATCGCAGATAACCACCGTACCGGTCTGATCTGTGCGACTTTGGCCAATGCATTAGTGCCGAAGAAACATGGCGGGACCTGGAAAGTCTCGGATTTCGTTAGCACAGGCGAACCGGTGAAAGTGCAGACAGCAGAAGAACAGGCGGCCGTACTGTCTGCGGCATTTGAGGGATGATATGAAGTTAGGCAGTCTTGTTGTTGAATTCCTCTCTGATACGACTGGATTCAAGAAGGGAATTAATGAAGTGGATTCCGGTCTTGATAAAACTGAATCTAAAACAAAATCCACGACAGCGGCCACGGCATCACTTAAATCAGAATTTATCCTTATGGCGTCAGCTGCCACAGCGGTAGGGTATGTAGTATACGCTACCGTACAAAAATATGGTGCAGGCGCCAACCAACTCCGGGATCTATCGTACAACACCGGCCTAACTACGACGGAATTGCAAAGGATAAAATACGCTGCGGTACTTGCTGGAACCTCATTTGAGGCTGTAACCCCGGCAATAACTAAACTCACCACAAGTATGGATGAGGCTAATGACTCAACTTCAGCAACCTCAAAGGCATTTGCGCGTCTTGGTGTCAATCCAGCCGGGAAAACCCCGGCCGAAGTCTTTGAAGAGACCGCAAAAGCTCTTGTTGAAATGGAGGACAAAACAAAGCGCAACGCCATTGCCGCGGATATCTATGGGAGAAATTGGAAAGAGTACCTGCCATTCATGGAGACATATGTTAAAAACTCCGAAAAGATCCGGAATGCCCCTGCCTTCACCCCTCACGAAATATCCAACATGCAGGAAATGAAAACCGCTTGGGATGAAACGGCATCCGCTGCGGATACGTACTTTGGGAAAGTGGTGTCAGGACTTCGCGATCTTGAGAAATGGCAAACGCGGCTCAGTCCCCTTTTCTGGATACTCGGTGGGAACAAAACCGACACTTCTGCAACAAAAAGTTTAGCTGGTGCTGACATCGGCAGTCCCACGGCCGTAACAAACGCAGTGGATCCCTTTGCCAGTCTGACCGTGAAACAAGCTGAGATCAAAAACCTCACCGACTACACAATTCCGGCACTTCAGAAAAAACTCGAAGAGCTGCAAAAATCCGGGACTGCAAAAGAGATAGCAGATGCGTCCCTCGACCTTATCCAAGCGAAAAACAACCTTTCGACATTGATATCTGAAAAGAGCGAGGAAGAAAAGAACCGGATCAGTACGCTGACAGATGCATATTCAGATTATACCTCAGCGATCGACAAGGTTAAAAATAGTAAACAATCACTTGCGGATCTCGAAGATGAGACATCTGCTAATCTCGCTGATGCCGGGACCGATGTTGCCGCGGCACGATCGGTGATGAAAGCGTACAATAAGAGCAAACTATCTTTGTCGAAGGAGTACGCTTCTGATGTTTACGACGTAGAGACTTCAGCCGGAACGTTCAATTCCCTCTCAAAAGGAATAGATCCCTCTGTTGTGAAGGGGACGTCTCAATACACCGAAGCACAGGCAACAGCACAGGCGACTCAAGGAGCGATCGTAATTAGCGGAGATATCTACCTGAACGGAGATAAGAGTTTTGAAAAATATCTTTCCGGTTTGAGGACGAGTATGGGGGTCCCGAACCAATGACCATCACCACGACATTCGACAGCGTGCCGATCCAAGTCCGCCAGATCACTAATATGAAAATTGAGGCATCGGATGTTTTCGAGGTTACGTTCGACTGCGTAACAACCTCTCTCACGTTGATAACGAACCTGACGGCAAAGGCCGGGACCGTAACGAAAACCCGTCTTATCGGGGGCAAAATGAGCATCCAGACCACCGGTATTAAAGGGACCTTGGTTATCAACGGAACTTCGTATACGAACTGCGTAATCGATTCTGTTGTGATCCGGGAAGCTCCGGACTCGCTTCTAGGTGTATATTATTACACGATTTCATTCTCTCGGGAGACAATCGCATGACCTTAATTTGGAGGATTTGAACTATGGCAGCAACGACGTATATCAAAAACAAACTTCTCGACTTGACATTTGGACAGCAGGCATACACAGGATCGGCGGTATTGTGGGCAGGTCTTTGTACTGCCTGCGACGTTGCGGGCACCGTAACGGGAGAACCCCCGGCCGCAGGATACGCTCGCGTTAGTATCGATAATAACGATGTGGCAACAGTGTGGTCTGCTGCAAATGCGGGTGTGAAGGCAAATGCAAACAGCACGCTCGTATTCCCCACGGTCACCTCCTCATCGTGGGGAACATTATCTGTGGTATTTCTTGCAGACAGTTCCTCGGCCGGAAATGTGATTTGGTACGGGACCCTGAACAACGCCGTTACTGCCACTCCCGGAATGGTCCCCTATATCCCAGTAAACAACTTACAGATCTCAATCACGTGAGGAAAGGTATTGCTGCTCGATAGAGATTTCCTGGATGTGGCACCCCTCGATGGGGAGGGTCGTGTCATCGATGCCGCAAATGGCGAGATGCAACCGGCATTCTACGCCCATACGGGTATGTCTGTCGCTATCACGGCATTCTCTCCAGTGATCGCAGCCAATTTCACGGCAGTAACGGCGATGACTATCCGGCTTATTCCGACCATCAATATCGATACGCTGCTCACCTCCGCTACGGTGAAACGTGCGATGTCGGATAAGATGGCAACGGCGACGTTCGAATTTGACAAAGTGACCGTGGCAAATATTACCTCGACGTTATTCTGGACGAAACTTGTAATGCGAATTCCCGATTACACCGGGACATGGAATACCGTATTCTCCGGGATTGCACCGAGCGGTCAGACGAATATCACGTGGGATAAAACATTATATACCCCTATAGGAAACCAGAGTGTGACGGCGTACGATTATTCGTGGTATCTCACAGCACAGAAAATCGAGTCTGACGACAGGGTGCTCCTTAAATGGGCGGATCAGCAAACCGATTTAATATATAGATTGGATTATAAAGATCGTTCAGCAAATCCGATAACTACAGGGGATCGATTGTATGGTGCGACTAGCGGAGATAGTGGGACTATCGTAGAAGACTATTCTGGGAGTACCTACGTCCGACTAAAAGCTATGATTGGATCTGCACCCTATTTCCAAGATTCAGAATCGCTTTTTGTAGGGTGTTCGTTTTCCGGGGGAGGCCCCACAATAGGAAAGGCAGACGGTGCCGCTGTTGATGATACGGGGACTGTCTACCAACGATATCCCACCAACTACGTTGCGAAACTCCTGGGGGGTTGGCAAGGGGGAAATAATTACGGCGCGAAATGGGCAGAGATGACTGGAATATACCCAAAATATTTTGGGAGTGATGCCAGTTGGGTGGAGAAAGAATTCAGTTTTGAGGTTACAACGACAAAAGCAGAGGCGATTGAGGAAATATGCCAGTATATGAAATGGATTTTTTATATCCGATACGAGACTGTTTCAGGAACTCCGGCTGTCCCCTGCGCGTACTTTTTCCCAGAGACAGACCTGGACACCGTCGGTTGTCTCCCAGATCCGGTCTACGTCACAAATGGATCCAGCCGTGCCGCTCCTCCATACGCAAACGATGCGGGGGGATATATGATCACCCCATTCAAACTAGACGCAAACGGGGAAACTCAGTATAATTGGATCGAAGTTAGATGTCAGGCCATATATAACGGGAACTGGTACGATTCAAAAGTGTATGATTCCGATGTCTATGACCCCGTACTGAATTCAACGGGCACCATACCCAAGGTGCCATATTACGAGGTCAACCCCACAATTGCTACCCAATCGGATTGCACTGCCAGAGCGGCCAATCTTGCGCTTTATTACACAAAGCAGATCCTAACCTGGACAGCTACGTTTGAATTACGATCGGATTTTGTACTCCTACAAAAACTCATCGTTAGTGGGTTCGGGGACTCGTACCTTCCAGACGATGATTATCGCATCATTGATATTTCGTACGATTACAACAACGCCGGTACGTACAATTTCGTTACCGTAAAAATTATCAAAGACGACGATTTCCGAGCGTACCTGAACTTGAAACGCGTATACCTGAATTCCATATACGAAATTCAAAACATCGCGAAAAATCTGATTGACAAAAGTATTGTGAACGCAACCGGAGTTGTAATCAGCAGGGTTGAACGGACTTGTCTTATTGCGGTGAACGGATCATATGGATCGGTGAAGAGGACTGCATATGACGATAGCAGGTCTCTTGCAGCAGGAAATAAAGTTCTTCTCACATTGGGAACAGACGGGCAATTGCTCGTGGTGAAAACATCAACGTAATGGAGGAATGAGACTATGACATTCACGCAACTTGCAAAAAAGAAAAAGAACAGCATGCCGGCAACTTTAACATCGGATGTTACGGCAGTTGCAACAACAATCCCAGTATCACACCTTGAATATTTCCACGATGTGGACGGAGTACTCATCACTTCGGGGATTGTACTAGGTTACGACAACACTATCCGGAGTCTTCCAGAGGAGATCACAATCACTGGTGCCTCGTCAACATCCGGGGCCGGGAATCTCACCGGGGCTGTTCGTGGACTCAATGCTGACGGAACTATTGGTGTTGGGTACGCGTGGCCATCTGGTACTTCGATCGCCGTAATGGGCATGACGACCGGGGATTGGAATAAGATTACGGATAATTTCGCCGCTCTCCCCCAATCCCGGAATGCCATCATCAACGGCGATTGCCGCGTGAATCAGCGCGTAACCGCCTACACGCTTGTGAAAGATGCCTATACGTGGGACGCGGATGATCTCTATGGCCCGGATCGGCACGAGGGCATGGCGACCGGTACGGCAGTCAGCGCGGGAACGTGGGGCCAGAGCACTACCTGCGTGGCGGGGAACTCTGGGTACGGGTTCAAGTTCGCGGGAGTGACTCTCACGGACACCGGTATCCTCTACCACCGGCACCGGATCGAAGCGAAAGACGCAGCGCGGTTCAAGAATATGACCGCCTCATTCTCCTGCAAAGTCTACCACGATGTCGGGAGCAATATCAATTACACCCTCTACGTGAGGAAAGCCAATTCTGCCGATAATTTCGCAGCGGTAACGGCAATCTCCAATTCAGGTGCGATCAGTGTACCAACAGCAACCGCAACCACGCTGAAATATGAAGCAGTGGCGATGGGCGATTGCTCAAATGGAATTGAGATCGAAATTAAAATCGAATGCGGGGCCGTTACGACAAAAAACTTCGAGCATGCAGAGTTGCAGTTGGAATTGGGGAGTGTAGCGACCGCATTTGAATATAGGTCGTTTCAACGAGAATTATTAGATTGTATGCGGTATTTTGAAAAATCGTTCCCCTACACCACAGCTCCCGCTAATAATAGTGGCGTCCCGGGCGCATCGATCCTGATAGGGCACACAAATAGCGCGGGGTATTGCGTGAGTAATATCATACGATTTACCATCCCGAAACCGTACGCCCCAACCCTAACGAGGTATAACAACGGTGCTGGAACAGCGGGATCTTGGACCGGATCGGTTAATGGTGGAGTAGAGGGCGATCTCAGTCTGACCGTTAACGGCCTATCTTATACAGGGTTCGGGGTTTATTTGCAACCGACCACGCCGGGATATACTGCATTTTTTACCGGTCAGTGGACGGCAGTGTCGGAGTTGTGATCATGGCATTCCAACCTTCAGATTTTACAGTATTGGTGGATGCAAAAGGTAACATCCAGTGCATCCAAGGCCCCAACGGTATGAGCATCCCGGCAGATCCGGGAAACAGCCGGTATCAGGATTTCATGGCGGTTGATACGGAGGCACACCTATGCGCCCGGGTGACAATCCCGGAACCGGTGGCAAGCACAACGCCAACAGACAAAGAGCGGATCGCAGCAATAGAAGATGCACTACTCGCATTGACGGGGGTGTAAGCGATGGCAAGCGCAATGTATCCCTTTTTCGAGAGCATGAGAAAACAAGGCCGGCTCACCGATACGCAGATCGACAACGCCGTCACGAAAGGGTATATCACGGCAGAAGAGGCAACCACGCTGAAGGCGATCGCATGACCGAATCCCGTATGATCATGATTGTAATTGGAACGGCACTGGTGATCGCTGCTGTGCTCATATGGATCCGTGAGCATGTAAGCGGCTAAAAAAAAAGAGAATTATTCCAACCCGAGAAACGCCTTAATCGCATTAATCGCGGAAGTCAGCCAATCGATCTGATCCGCCTGCTCTGCCTGTTTTGTCTGGATTGCGGCAATCGTGGCAGAGTAGTTGATCGTCGGTTCGGGTGTAATAGCGATATGATAGGATACGATAGTCCCCTGCGTGGCAATAGTTGCATCTAATTCTCCAAGCATCGTATCGTGTGCTTCGAGGGTGACCTGTTGCTCCGCGTTCAGCTGTTCCTGCGCTGAAATATTATTCTCTATCAGCGCGATTGTGGCGGCAAGATCTACCGTTTCGGTAGGTTCGGGCGTGATAGTGGTTTCGGCGGTAGTGACAGTAGAGTTTGGATCGGGTGTGGGAGTGGGAGTTGGTGTTGCATTTGCCAATACAACGACGGTTGTCGAGAGGTCTGGGTTGGTTCCGGAAGGATCGACAACCTTAAACACATAATTTCCTGGGGTTGTTGCTGTCGAGGTCCAGAATACAATTGTTCCATATGCCCGAGTTGACGGGTGTCGCGTCCAGAACTGCCAGTGGCCCGGCCCTACTACTGCAGGAATATTGTCAACCTCGTTGCCGATCGTTGATATCGTGGGGGGCGTAATTCCCGAAACATCGCCGTCGTTGATGTACAGATCATATACTGCGCTTGGTCTCACGCTAAAGTAATAGATCCGGAAATAGTCGGTGGTTCCGTCGCCATCCCGTACAACAACTTCCGGAGATGCTCCGATTTCCGCTACAGGCACCGCCACTACGATACTTACGCAGACCGAGAGAAGTACTAGCGCGATCAGTCCAATTATTAGGGAACGTTTTTGCATGAGCATTGATATGTCGATACAGGTATTTATATTTTTTTACAAAATGGTTGGAAATGTCGCCTATTTCACGACGTATAAAAAATAAATAAAAACATTTATAAGGTCAACGGGCAATGGTATAGTATGGCAACAAAGAAAGCCAACAAAAAGACCTGCCCTGGGTGCGGGAAGGGATACGGAATCAATACCCGAAAGGACGGATCGATCCGGTGTAAGTTGTGCGGATATGAATCCAAGCCGGTGAAACCATGAGCGCCGAGATCATCGAAAGCGACGCGATGAACGCCGCGTTGCTGGCATCGCACAACCCGGCCGAAGCCCTGCGCCGGATCCGGTATCTGGTAGATGAAGCCCGGGATCAGCACCGGATCGGGGACCGGTCAAAGGTCATGGTTGCCCTGAATAAGATCGCAGCATTGACCGGTCAAGTGAACCCGATCAGCGTACAAAATGAGCCGTGTGCAGCAGTGATTGCGCGTGAGCGGAGGTGCCAGACATGAGCGACAAATATGGACGTCTCACGCATAGAGAGTTCAAAGCGGCAGCCGGGGGGAGTCTCCGCGTAACCGTCTACGAGACTGGAAGTATGCAACTCACCCGATGGGGGGATATACCGATAACCTACCCCCTCACCCGAGAGGATGCCGTCAAGCTTGCGAAAAATCTGGAAGAGATCGTGGCCGCGTATGATGCGACGGTAGATCGGTATCATGACGTATGCGATGAGCCGGTCGCTGCGGAGGTGCGATGCTAGATTATTGCAGGTACTGCGGAGTACCGTTTCAGAGGGTGGCGATGGGAGCGATTATTTGCCTCTGTGGGGGAAGATCGGCCAACGATCCGAATTACTGCCCGGAAGGACCGGACCATGAGCACAGTTTTGCTGAGGTGCCATGATGTTCTCAGCAACCGACGTCCCCGATCACCGCGATAGCCGGCAGAAGTTCGCAGATGAGGAGCGGGAAAGTAACCTGAACCGGTGCCCCACAACACGGGAAGAATATTGCAACTGGGTAGCATCGCAGTATATTGCTGCACTACTCGAACGGCAGAAGGAGGATTATGAGCGATTACGCGCGAAGGCAGTCGTGGGTTAAATCAGGAGTTGAAAAACCAATGACAGAAGCACCGACAAACAAAGGCCTATTGACCGATAAGGAAGGTACCGGATTTCCCGGGTGCCGCATACTGGTAGACGGAGACCTGGCAGACCGGGCATTCACCGTGCTCTCATTCGTGCAGAAATACCTGGACAACATCGAAAAGAAAACGCGGGTGTGCTTCACGACGAAAGACGGCAAGATCTCAAAGATCTGGCCCGAGCCAAAAGAGGCGACGCCGGAAGAGGTCAAGGCCCGGGAGGATGCAGCCGGTAACGCTCGCATGGCTGAGAACGCCGAGCACGTCAAAGGGCTTGTCACTCCGCCTGCCAAAGAGCCTGAAAACAAGGTTGTGCAAGGGCAGATCATCGCTATCGATCAGGGGCTTCACACCATTGAGGTCAAAGACAAGGCCGGCGTCCGGCACCCTATGATGTGGGCCGGTCCACTGAATGAGAGCATGGCACGGCTGAAGCAGTGGTTCTTTGTCTCCATCAGCGCAGAGAAGTCAGGGGATCTCTGGAAGGTCATCGATCAGACGTATTTCAAGAAGCCCGATGATTGGCCGAACTCGCAGGCACCTGGAGGAGGCAGGCCGATCCGCAACGAGAAGCCGATGGCATACGAGAGCGCATTTAAGAGCTGCACCGAACTGGTCCGGGATACCGATTTCCCCGGTCTTGCATATGCTGACCGGATCAAAGCCGTGATTGAGCAGGCCGAGATCGTGGGGGATTGGATCGTCCGGAAAGGGGGTGCGTGATGGGGAAGGTTTGCCCTATTATGACGAGCGATAATCCGGGTGGATTGACCTGGTATTGCCATGATGGGATGCCATCTTGCATTTCCGATAAGTGTGGGTCTGATCCCTGTCAGGCATGGGACGGTATCGCTAACGTCGAGCATTGCACGATGATGGGGAGATTCTGATGCAACAGCATCACTGTGCATACTTGGATGATGGCGACCGGTGCCGGGGCGATGGGCACTGCCAGTACAAACTTACGGCAGATCCATATCCGGATCTCGTTTTCTGCGGGAAGGATCAGATCGCCAATGCGGGAGGGAAATGATGAAAAACATCTCTTTTACCGCAACGAAACCGCAGTTCCGCGCTCACCAAAAGCATGTCACCCGGCGCGGGAATAAGAACGGTCCGACGTGGAAGAACCTGAAACCAGGCGATGTGATCATGGGATGCGAGCAGTGCCAGGGACTCGGGAAAGGCGGGAAGATCGTCAAGATGGGGGCAATTATAATCCTTGATGCGACACCGGAACCGATTGATACGATCATCAAAAGACCGGTGCGGGACACGCCGCGAAGGATTGAGGATCAATACCCGTTCGCTCTACCAAGTGAAACGACTCTTGAAGGATTCCCGGAACTCACTCCCGCTCAATTCGTCGATATGCTCTGTGAGATGAACGATTGCGAGCAGGAAACGGAATTTAACCGGGTCCTGTTCGACTACATTTAACAACTTATTTATACTATTTTAACCTATTTTATTGTATATGAATGAGACCAAAGAGTTTTACCCGATCAAAGGAGTGACTGTGATCGGAACTGCCGGGGGTCCGGCGGGTGGATCGGCGCGGCTGACTATCTGTAAGGAGATCATGGACCATCTCGGCATGAAGCCCGGCGATCATCTATCCTCTCATGTTGATGCGCAGGGCCGGATCGTATTTGAGCGGTTGGTGCTGAGATGACCGAATCCTTTGAAAAACAACCCACATACAAACCGTGGAATCTCTGGCTGATGCGGAATTGCGCCGGGTGTTCGGTCACATCGTGCACCACGTACAACGCGAATTACGCGATGGCGCAAACGTGGGGCAAGGACTTCACGAATGAACCTGAATGCCCGGAAAAGGTAAATATCCCGCAGGAATGCAATGAGGCGTGCCAGTGCAGGCATTGTAGGAGCAAATCATGATCGAACCATTGTCTATCAAGGATCTTGTACCTCATCTAAAAAACAGGAGTGAGGGGGCTATCCGTGTGAAGGCGCACGAACTGGGATTGACAAAGAAACGGGTGAAAAAATGAGAGAGATCCCATTAACTCAAGGAAAAGTTGCACTGGTTGACGACGAGGATTATCAGGAACTCTCAAAACACAAATGGTATGCACTAAAGCATGGGAATACATATTATGCGGCAAGGACTGCACGTTGTAAAAATGGAGGTAGAAGTACTGTATACTTACATTGCACTCTTTTGGAGGCTCCAAAAAATATGGAAATTGATCATATTAATGGAGATGGTCTTAACAATACAAGGGGAAATCTACGCGTGGTCACACATAGAGAAAATGGGCAGAATCTCCATATGGAGAAATCATCGAAATTCCCGGGTGTTTGTTGGGATAGACGTCGAAAAAAGTGGCAAACTGGGCTGCAAATAGCAAGAAAATGGCATTACTTGGGATCGTTTGAAGATGAAGAAACGGCAGGGCTCATCTATTCTATGGCGTGCACTGCCATAAAGATGGGGTGCGTTTTATGATTCCCCCGCCAGACCATCCATGTAACTGTTCAACATGCACAAATAAAATGTGCCCGGTTTTCTCTCGACGCCCCCCAATAACGGAAAAAATGATCAGAGAATCAAAGATCGCAGATGATGTCGATAAAGCGAGAGCTTTGATTTTCTTAGATATGACTGGGTGGATCGGGTGCATGAACCATCCGTTGGGGTTGCAGGTACTGGCTCAGCCGGTTGTTGCGGAACTGACAAAGAGACGCCGATTGGCTATAGAGAAACATGATAATTCAGGGAATAACCAAAATCACATATCAGTGAATATTGGAAAGAGGGATGCATTCGGTGAAGCAATTAAACTCCTGAAAGGTGATGCACCATGAGCGATCCGGTACCCAGTAATGGCAGTCTCATATGTACGTTTGCAGATTGCCCGGATCGCGTAGAAGAGTTATGGGATCTCGAAACAGTGGAACACTCCGTCGGAGGCAGAATTGACCCTGATGAATGTCCCCTCTCTCTAAGAAATTCCGACTATTCAGATTGTAATTTCAAAGACGAAAACGGATCTTATTCCAGGACGCGCTTTTTTTGTGAGATTGCAGTGCGTGAAGGAGATTGCCCTAGGGGGTTCCGGCGATGACTGGACCCTCATTCATCCAGCTCTTTGAGAGCAAAGTAATCCACATCATTGAGAGAGACGGCGAACCGTGGTTCCCGCTCGCGGATCTTGCAGAAGCATGGGGGATTGACCGGAAGACCCCGGGCAACCTGATCGGGCGCAATAAAGACCTGTTCGATGGCATGTTCCAGTCCGACGGGGACGTAACATACCACGACGTGAACGAAAAAGGGTTGTATCTGCTCATGGGAAAGATCAACGCGGACCGGCTCAAGAATCCCGGGGCCCGTGATGCGATGATCCGGTTCCAGCGGTGGGTACCGTCGCTCATCCAGCAGTACCGCAAAAAGGAGATTGTTCCGGCGACCGCTGAACCCGCAAAACAAGAACTTGATGAGGTAGTATCCTACGGTCTCATTGAGGCAAAGCAGATCGCAGAGCTGACCGGCACCGATCCGAAGGTGATGCAGGCGGCATTCTTGCGGGCGAACGGGTACAAGGTGTTTGCCGATGTGCTGGCCCCCCCCATCCCCGGCATACGTCCACGGTGAACCCGGCTGGTACAATCCCTCCGGTCTTGTGGAGCTCTGCAACGATCCGGCCCTGACCCCGGAACGGCTGAATAAGTGGCTGGAGAACTACCGCGAAGATGGCGAGTGGCGACCGTTCCAGTACCGTGAGGGAAAGATCTGGCGGCTTACCCAGCGCGGGATGGGGCACGGGCGAGAGTATCCGTTCAATCTCGGCAACGGACACAGCGAACCACGCATATCATGGTGTGAATCGGTGCTGTACGCAGTCGGATTGAAACACCGGGTATCACAGGACCAGATACAGATACCGGCCCGTGTGGGGAGTGATTACTGATGGTCTATATGGATGTCGATAAAACTCCGTGGAGGATATCCATTGAGATCCCAAAAGAGGATTGCCCATACCTCTATTTCCCGGCAAACATCCACGGATGCAAAGATCCTAAAAATGAATCGGGTGAATGCCGGTGGTCAAAGTGTCCGTACCGTATCGGGGGTTGCTGATGACCTCCCCCTCGCTTGATGAAGTATACGAGAGATACAAGCATCTCGATACGTGCCTATCTGATCCGGAATGGTGCAAGTCCGGAGACGGTGCAGCGATCTATGCCATTGCCGGTGAGATGTGGCGAGCGATCAAAGCGGCCCGCGAAGGGCAATAATTATCTCTCTTTTTACGACGGTTAAAATCCTATAGGAACTTATAAATACTCACGAATCCTATAGGTAATCATGGCAACAAAATACACAAAGGTGAATGAGAGCTACGATGCAAAAGTGCACGGTGGATACCTGTATGTCAGGACAACCGGGATAAACCATCTGGGGATGCTCGTTCAAGGGGATCGCGTCGGAACGATCTATCGGATGCCATATACAAGATCACTCGCAGATGCGATATCAGGGCCGGCAGGTCACTTTGTAATGAATGCCATTGATGCGTGCATGATGGGTGGAGCCGGAGAAATCATCAAAGAGGGCCGGTTAATCCGGTAAGTGATAACCATGAAAACCCCTCTTAAAGTTCGGGGAGATCCCGAGAACGGGCACAACATTACGGTCCCGATGTCTGTAAAGCCCAAGGCCGGAAATAAATACAACTTCCGGTCCGGCATCGAAATAACCGCTGCGGATCTCCCGCTCCCAGCCGGCACTCTGGTATACATACCGGGAAAGGTGAGGACATGAAAGTATCTGAAATGGTAGAAACGCTCAAAACACTACCGCAAGATCTGGAAGTGTTTGGTCCGGCTGAAGATAGCGATTACGATTATCAGCCGGTGATGAAAGTCTTCGTTGAAAAGTCTGCGTTGATTGACGATGGAGATATGATAGATGAGCCGGAGCCGGTTGATATCTGCGTCATTGCGGTGAGAGAATGACCCTCACCGGCAAAGGCAGCCCAAACTATGGCAAATTCTGCAATCAGCCCGGCACCCTTCCGGTAACCGATCTCCCGATGCAGCCGTCACTCGTGGAACAGCTGGGACTGAAAAAGACCACGGGCCCTCAGGCGACCATGGTAATAATCCACTGTCCTGTGTGCGGATGGCAGCAAGAAGTCGATGAGAATATGTGGAAATTCCAATCATCGCCTGCGGGTCATGGATATACTTGCGGATCCGGGAAGTGTCCGTCTCACACTGCAATGGTCATTGGTCCGGCGACCATGGCAGAAATATCCATGGCCGAACGGTTCCCCCAGTTGCCGGCAGATGCCACTATGGCAGACCGGCTAGAGCGCGATGAGGCTATGCTGGCGTGGAGCAATGGGGGTGGACCATGAAAAAGCCGAAGTGCCGCGTAAACTGGGACAAACCGTGTCGAGCGGGAACTGTCTGCAATTACGTTGATGAAGTTACCAACGAGTGCAAGCAGGTTGATTGGAAACGGTGCCCGTGCGGAGGAATTGTCAGATATCCTCGGTTTGAGGGAATGCCTTGGAATGAGAGAGATCGCATTGTAGCCACTTCCGATCCCTGCACTGACAACGGATGCACGGATACTGAAGACTGCGATGAGATCTGCCAGCACAGCCGGATCTATTCGCCGGCACAGATGCAGGAAGCGGAGAATAAGCGGGTGCTGCAGGCAATCTTCGATTGGCTGTTTGACGGCGAGGGTGGAGATATAGTCTTTAACGCAAAACTTGGGTTATACTCGGTCCCTGAAAATTTCGATGCAGTTGGATTAATCCACAAGCTCTATGCACTGAAGCTACCGGCGGAGCCCCCAAAATGACCGAGATCCCGCGTAAGATGTCAAAGCCATTTCCTACGTATCGGCCGAAAGAGGCATGGTATCAGCTCCCTGAAATATGCTATTTGTCGGGGAACATGGCATTATATCAGAGGTGCCGGTTGCTGTGTATCCGGCATACACTACCATACCCGCAGGCCAGGATAAAACATTTGGAGATGGAAGCGCAGAGATACCCGGAAGTTCCGCTCGTGACTGTTGATGAGGCTGCGAAGGTGCTGCGATGAGCAGAAAATAATAACCTATATTAACTTGAAAAACAAATACTTTTTTAATGATTGAAACCGCGTGTCTGACCTGTGGTAAATTGTTTTTTACAATCCCTTCAAAACTTAAAAAAGGATTTGGCAAATACTGTTCTAAACAGTGTGTGCCCCCATTATCTCAGCAGGCGCGGGACAAAATAAGAAAAAAATTAACTGGAAGAATTGGGGGCAATCTTGGAACTCACGCATCAGAAGCAACAAAATTAAAAATGAGTGTCGCAGCAAAAAAACGCGGGCCAATGTCAGAAGGGCAGAAGAGAAAAATAAGTGAGAGTTTAAAGAAAACGTTATCAAGCCTAGAAGTTAGAAAGAAAATGAGTGATATTGCTAAAAAAACTTGTTCGGACCCAAAAATAAGAAAAAAATATAGTGATGCCCAGAAAAAAAGATGTGCGAGCCTGGCAGAGAAAAATCTACGAAGTGAGCGCCTTAAAAATCGCATTTTCACAGAAGAGCATAGAAAGAATTTAAGTTTATCAGAACAAGGTGAAAAAAATCATAGATATGGTAAAAAAGAAAGTGAAGAAATCAAATTAAAAAGAATTGAGTCTCGTTTGGGGGGATTTTGGTACGGTAATGTGAATTACCCCGAAGTTAAATATTGTGAGAGGTGGACCGATAATTTAAGGGAGAGGGTAAGATCTTATTTTAGGTATCGGTGTTTTGAGTGTGGAATCCAACAAACCTACAAAAAATTACAAGTTCATCATGTTCACTATAATAAAAAAACATGTTGTGATGGCTCTCCGAGTGATTTAGTCCCCCTCTGCGATTCGTGCCATGGTAAAACATGCCATAATAGGAATTTCTGGGAGAGTCACTTTGTAAAGAAATTATATTCATTAAACCCAGAAGGAAAATGTTTTTTCACTAAAGAGGAGATGAAAATTTATGGGAAAAAATAATAATGGAATACATTATTTTTGCTGTTGTTGCGGTTACCATCTTCCCGGAACCCGCCAGGATCTCATACAGCGCGGATGTGCAACCATCACCGGGACTGGGCAAACACTCTATCATTGCAACGCGGGAAGACATTCGCCTGAGGATATCCAGAAGATGATCCGGGCGGTCCCCGTCTTTGAGACCGCGAGCAAATATCGAAAAAATATCCTATAACCTTTTTTAATACTCCAATTATGACCTAATAATTTTTAATTATCTCTCGTCTATCATTCAGACGGTATCTATCCATATTTGGATGGATAATTAATTTAGGTACGAAATGCGCAAAAAAACCCGTAATAAAATGTTTTAAAAAAAACTACCGTGTTGTAAGGTAGAATGTATTAATATATAAAACTAACCAGTGTTTGTTTAGGAAAACTGCTGACACTCCATTTAATTATCCATCCAATTATGACCTATTACCCCCGGACATTCCGACGTAACAATTGTTAGAATTAATACTCCAATTATGACTCATTCAAAAAGAAAGTTATAAATACTTATGAAATATTATAATATATTATGGGACAGAAGAAAGATATCCCCCGGTGTAGATTCTGCGAAAGTGCTCAAATCTACTTCAGAGTAAAGACCGAAGACTTTCAATGCCAGAAGTGCGGGAGGACATTCATATCATTGAAGGAAAGTGGTTCTGATGGCGAAGCCCGGACCACGACCTAATGCGAGGTGCCCCAAGGATATCCATTTCAAACCCTCGGAAAATCATAAAGCGATCTTAAATCTGATGGGGTCCGGGGGGGTTGCAGCAAAATTACAGGCCCTGATTGAAAAAGAAGGGTTGCGGCAATTCCCGAATGATAAAACAATCCTGCGGTTGCGATGGAGTATCTTGAGGAAAGAAATAAAAGAATCGCTCGTGCTTCTCCAGATCATCCGCCAAAAAATGATTGAATCTGGATATACTGATGAGGATATTATGAAATTTGAAGAGGAGGATCAATAAAATGCCACTGTATAAAACTCAAGAGGGAATTGTTGAATACCGGCCAACCGAACTACCGAGTGATTACGTCACCGGAGCCGATCCGGAGAACCCGTTCGTACGAATCGTTGCCACGAAAATCAAAATCAAAAGAATCTGCAATCAATGCGGTAATGCGTTTGAATTGCATGTCGAATACGATCCAGAAAATGAAGCGCATAATCTCTGTGATGATTGCCTGATCAACCGCGCAATTGATCCAAATCAGAAGTACCCGGAAGAAACGATCCAGATCCAACAGGGAAAAGGGCAAACCGTTTCAGAGGAACCGGAAGAGGATACGGCAGGGAGTGGTGTGTGATGAGTGAACCATACAGACACTGTCAATGCGATAATTGCAGCGGCATTGACTGCGGTCAAGATGATCCCGATCGTTGGTTAGAACAAAAGATGCAGGATGAAGAGAACCACGATGATACGATCCGGCAAGATGAGCGGGATAAGATATACAAGAGACTCGAAAAGATGACAACCACATATCATTATGAAATCGTGGTTCCTTTGTCGGATATCGATTGTCTCTTTGCAGAACTGAAGGATAGTGCACCATGAATAGTTACATCTGCACTCGCAACGCCATCCTCCGCCCGAAGGTCAACACTTATTTAGATAAGATCACGATCGGGGCAAGAGTGAAAATATATGAGATCGCATCGCAATTAAGCACAGCTCGACTGTCAGTGAACCCGAAAACTATAGCGAACATGCTCAAGGAACGGCCTGATTACCGCCCCCTGGGAAAAGGAGTATGGGAGAGAGTGAAGGTATGACGCCGATGTTTACCTATGCTCTGACGATCACCACTGGTCTCGTGGTCCTCTGGCTCGCGATCTGGTGGAGATGCGGACTGCTCCGGGACCTCTGGGAGGCACTATGCGAGTGAACGCGAAATATAACAACACCTGCGCAATGCAGATTGGCATGAACCGGGCGAATCCGTGCTACGATTGCTCAAAATTATCTGAGTGCGATCAGCATTATAATGAAGAGACCGGCGAATGGGATTATCCGCAGCTGATCCGGCCCGCTGTTGGCAAACTCCCGACCGGCAAACATTTCAAGAAAACGGCAAAAGAGCAGGGAGGGATAAGAACATGAGCGACGATGGACACTGCACTTGCCCACAGGCCCGCAGAACCAAAACCCGGAGGCACAAGAAGGATAAAGTCTATCAGTCGAAAGAATGGAAGGAAAAAGTCAAAGCGTTCATCGCTGGCAAATCCTGCGAGTGGTGCGGGTCGACAGAAAAACTCTTGGCGCATCACCCGTACCGTGACACCCCGGACGCTATTTATGAGGACCTCCACCTCTCTGGGTGCATTGCACTCTGTAATACCTGCCATTTCATGTTCCACCGGCGGCACAAGAAAAAGTGTCCCATATGCCGGGAAAACTGGATGGATCTGGATGTGGATCGGTGCTATATCTGTCACCTGAATGCGCACCCGGAACTGGTATCGACAATTGCTCACCGTGCGGAAGTACGCGAGAGGGATCGGAAAGCGCGGATGAAAGTGGCTGCTGATAAACGTAGAGCACTTAAATCAAAACACCCGTGCAAAAGCCATAAAATAGGCGGTGCGTGTGCGTTATCCCCAATAAACAGCCAGTGCCCGTATGCCCGGACAAAGGCGCTGAGGGATTGCAATCAGGCCGTGGCAAAAAAGAAAATGGTGAAATCATGAGCATCAAAGGTCTGGAATGGAGGCAACGAGATCCCGAGAAAACAAAGAAAGTACTCGAGGTGCTGTCAGGTGATACTTCCATGGGAGCGACTGAAATCGCCAAAAGAACAGGATTGGGCAGGAATGCAGTTTTATTGCACCTCTACGGATTGAAACGGCAGAAAAAGGTCGTATGCAAGTCAATCCCGGCGGGAAAATCCCGGAGGCTTCTATGGGGCATGGCGCCATGCTTGGAGGTGAGATCGTGATCCCGCTCCCTGATAAGAAATATTCGGTAATCGTTGCCGATCCACCATGGCAATACCGGAACAAAAAGACTGGTGGATCAATGAAATCAGGATCCGCGTCGAAGTATCCTACGATGTCTCTGGAGGAAATATGTGATCTACCGGTCCGGAATATTTGCGAAAAGAATGCGATCCTGTTCCTGTGGGGCACAACTCCTCTCCCGCAGTACCCGCTGGATGTCATGCGGGTATGGGGATTTAAATTCAAGACAAAAATCTACTGGGTTAAGCCCCGTTTAGGAATGGGGTTCTGGTACCGTGGAGGCGTTGAAGAATGTCTGATCGGCATCCGTGGAAAAAACCCGGCGTTCCGGAGCAGCAAGCCAAATATCATCATGGCACCCGCTCGCAAACACTCTCAAAAACCCGAAGAGTTTTTTGGGTTGGTTGAACCGGAACTCGATAAGGCAAATCTCTCCTCACGGATTGAACTATTCGCGCGGGAATCCCATGCCAAGTGGGATTCGTGGGGAAACGAAGTGGTAGGATCAATAGCAGTAAGTAATGATGGAGTGGTGGAAAGATGACAGAACAGAAAACATTGGATGGAAAAACCGACTGTAAAAAGTCAAAGCACGGAGGATCTTGCGTTATCCGGTATTCAGGCAACAATAAAATGATCGAAGAGGGGATAAAAAACGTTCATGAAAAATTCCCCTGCGTGAAAATTACCGTAAACGGAAAGAAACTCGAAGAAACCCCGAAGCCGTGGGACGGTGCGCCATGACTGAAAAACCAATATATCGATTAATAACCGAAGAGGAAATCGAACATATCCAAAACGGGGATCTCGCAACGCTGAAGGCAATTCAGCACCGCACCGATGTTTTTGATCTCATCGACGGTAGGTTAGAGGGATTAAAAGATCTCCTCGCCACTCCTGAAAATGGAAAAACGATGAGCAACGCGGAACTGAAATACTCCATCGATGAAATCCAGATAATCCGGGATTGCCTTGAGGTGGAATAAGTGACCGCTCCCTGTCCCTACCACAACCCCGCCGGCCCGTGCGGCAAAGAGCGTAACTGCCCGTTGTGCTTCTACGAGGAATACGTGGTCTGTACGGCATTGAGCCCCGGGCAGATCGCAGTGGTGCAAGCGTGGCAGGAGGCGCATTAAAATGGGATGCTCAAAACCTCCTAGTGTCGACTGTCAGACAAACCCATTGGGGCTGTCCATAATCACATGCAGTGGTTCATGCTATTACTTCTTCTTTGATGCAAGTACCGCGAGCGGCGGATCGTTTTACTTACCGAAAACGGCAAAGTTTATTGACCAATTCACCAACGAGGAACTACTCACAGAGATCCGAAGGAGGATGATGCCATGAAGAAAACATAAGAGAAATCTTTTTAAGTACCGCCCTCTGAATAACTCATATCAACAACTCAAAATTATAGGAGAAAAACACATGGAAAGCACAAATGATACGACCAATGTTAATGTCGTGCCCATTGAAGTGACGAATGATACGTCGAACGTATCCCTTGCAGGAATCTTCTTCAACCAGAGCGAGATCCGGGAAGAGGATGAGCCAGCACAGGCACTGAGCATCGCAAAGGACACGCTTGACCACTCAAGCGGGTATATTGTCGGGAGGTTCAAGTATTCCGTCGATGCCCGGGCAAAGATCATCTGGCAGGTTGCGATCGATGGCCGGCAGATCGACGGATACGGCACCGGTACCCCATACGGGGCGAAAGAGGGGATCTATGATACGACTCTGTTCCGGTATCCCGGCAGTGCCCGGACAAACAAAGACGGTCCGCACAAAGTGCATGTCGAATACGGCCTGATTACCGGCATCGTGGAAAATGCTCTCGGGCTCCTTGACTGGGGGAAGGTCAAGTCAATCGGTTCGGCTGACTTCACGATCACCCTCCTGCCGCACACCGTCCCTTTATCTCAGGGGTGAAGATGGCAGAGCAACCCCCCCTCTCAACGCCAGCGCCGCAATACGCCCCCCCCGTCACAACATCGGATACTATAAACGCCCAAACCGCAGTGACTCCTGTATCGATCGTAACCGAAGCGATTGACAACTGTGAAGTTCCGCAAAACGATCCCAACGCAGTACCCGGTCTGACATTCGACCCCTACGGTGCAGCTTGCCAAAAAACCTTTTACCGGCCCTGGCACATCGCCGCGAATTGGTGGGGTCTGGGAGTCTGGGCACCAACGTTTGCAGAGATCCCATCTCCAGAATCCCGCCCCAAATGGCTTGATTACCGAAAACTCGGACGGTTTGCGGCAGTAGCGGGATACGTCTATTCCCTGATTGCCGTATGGGACGCTTCGGTTGATGTTGTTTCAACGGCATCACAGACCATCAATCCGGATATCGGGTACAAGATCGATCCGTTCAACACCCCGGATTTCTTGGTGGACATGACTATCGCCAAGATCTTTGAGCAGAAAACCGGCGTTCAGATGGTTTGTCACACCCCCCGCCAGCTCGAAGTCGTAAAACTCGCAATGGCATACGGTGTGCGGGCACAGACCATCAAAGACATCCCGCTCTGCCCCCCGCTCTTCAGCGATGTGACACATTACTGGGTCGGAGCCTCTCATATTGCATGGGAAGCCACGCACAGCAATTTCCTCAAAACTCTGAAGGGAAAAGTTTTGTACCTCTTCGTGGGAAGTGACGGCCGGCCCGATCTGAAGAATATCGCATGGATGATTACGCTTGTCCTTGGTACCGCGCAGGTAACCGACGGGACCGTGACCAATCTCCTGAAACTTGTAGGCATCGCTTGATGCCCCCCATCACCCCCAATTTAGTGAGCTGTGCCCCTTGTGGGGATGCAACTATGGGAGATCGTAACTCCCCCGGCTCCTCGGGCATCGTCCCAGCCCCTGTCAGGCAAATTGCACCGAACCTATGACCAATCCAACCCAGCAGGCAGCACACGCACCTTTGATTCCATCTTGGCATTTGTCCTCTCTCATCTCACCTTCGAGAAGTGGCGAAAAAAACAATATCAACTCCCAGGTCCTGACAGGGACAGTTAATTTGCAACCGTGGACAAAGCAAGGCACGCCCCCGGCATGTGGATCGCAACCATATGCCGGTGATGTCAGTTCGAATCTGACCGGTTGCATCCCACCGGGATCTGAAAAGTTCGACTAGTGGCGGATAGAAGTTCTGGAACTCCGCTGCGAGGGGCGAGTAGGCTGGTGGAAACAAGCGCCCGTCAAGAGGGTCTATCGGGTCAAACCGATGGCGGGCATCAGGTGAAAACATATGGTAGGAAACGAAAGTTGCGACCGTGAAAACAAACACAGAGAAATAGTGTCTCTTTTGGAGAAAATATTAATCGAATTGAAGAAAGAAAAACCCGCATTATCCGTACCGTATCTGGATTGGGGGGTATGGAAAACCGCACCCGGCACTCAAACAAATCCCTGTGATAATTGCAGTATAATGCGATCAATCAAAGAACAATACCCCAATGGATATACCGGAGATTATCCCTGTCAGTGGTGTCCTCATTACCCTACTAAAACAACGTGCTCCTCAAAATGACAGAAACCGATTGCGATACCTGCGCTAATCCGCTGGACTGCTCACGGCTTGACAAGATGAAAGCAGCAGCCAACCCGGGGCGATGCGAAGGCTGGAAAGATGATAAGAGCGTGCTCGGGCACCGGAACTGGACCTGATCTAAATGACTGGCTGGGTAATACAATTCGATGGGACGATCTTCGAAGGAACTCCATTTAATCGGATGTCAAAAATATTTGATTTTTCTGGGGAAGGGATAACCACATCTGATCCATCATATGAACAAATCGATCCGGACGGTAAAATATTCAAAGAGGTTGCAGAATTCTTCAAAATAAAGGCGCCGTTCACAATTACTTTAAGGGTGTGGCACCCCTCAAATACCCCAGAATACCAATTTAAAAAGGCGTGGGCGAATCCATGATCGAACTCCAAGATCCAACGCTCGCAGGATGCAAAGGACAGCGGAGGATCCGGAAACTGGAAGAGCGCCGATTAAACTGTTGGCTCATGGTGCTGCAACTGTTGGATCAGGTGCAATGTATGGATGATGAGATCAAAGAGCTGGAAAAGGAAGCGATCTGAATGGCGTACGCGCTCTCATTCAACGGGGAAGTGATTGCAGAGGCAATCGATATCAGCGTTACTTTTGATGAGGCAGCGAAAGAATCCGCGGAATCATTCCGTGATCTGACCGATGCTCTAATCGAGTTTGAGATTAGTATCGCATGCGTCTCAATTGATGCGGAACCAACCCCTCCAAAAAGGAAGATTACTGATCGGCAGATATGGAAGATGCTGAACCGGAGGAAATGAATAACAATGGGCAAAAATACATAACGTTTGCCGAACAATTTAACGCAGGTAACGAATGGGGAAATCGACGATAAATGATGCTAAACGTAAGAGCATCATTCGGTATCTGAAGAAGCATTCGCAAAACGAGACGGCGCGACACTTTAAAGTCAGTCCTGCCACAGTGAACGGAATCGCCAATAAGAATCCGTTGAAGAAAATCGAATCTAAATATTCAGCGCCAATAAATGCCAATATCGCACGGAAACAATACGCGAAGGCAGACAGGATCCAAGTCCTGCACAAACTCATGGGCGTTATTGATCGCACCCTTGACGATCCGGAACTGCGCCCCTCAAACCTTTCCAGCGTCTCGATTGCATTAGGGACAACCATCGACAAGTTCCGGCTGGAGGAGAAAGAGACGGACGAGTTCGGGAAAGAGAAGGCAGAAGTTAACCAGCTCTTTGATCTGATGCGGAAAGGGGGAACTACCGCTGTTAAATCCTCTTAGTGGCAAGGCTCTGCAATCATTTCAAGAGGCAGACGCCCGGCTTAACATCTGGGAAGGCAGCGTATCCAGCAGCAAGACCGTTACGACCTTCTTTTCATGGGTAGATTTTGTTATCAACGGCCCTCCCGGAGAACTGGTGATGATCGGGAAGACCGAACGCACCCTGAAGCGGAACATCATCGACCCGCTCATAATCATGTATGGCGCGAAGGCGATCAATACTGTTGGGATGGGTAAGGGGGAGATCCACATTTTCGGGAGGCGGGTGTATCTCGTAGGGGCCAACGATGAACGGGCAGAGCAGAAGATACGCGGGGCTTCGTTCGTTGGGGCTTATTGCGATGAAATCACGCTTTACCCGGAATCGTTCTGGATCATGCTATTATCGCGGTTGCGATCACCAGGGGCCCGGCTCTATGGCACAACGAATCCAGACGGCCCGTATCACTGGCTGAAAGTAAACTATCTCGACAAAGGATTAAAGCACCTGAAGAAATGGCATTTTACGCTTGACGATAATCCATACCTTGATCCCGATTACGTTAAAGCATTAAAACAGGAATACACCGGGTTATGGTATCGCCGGTTTATCCTGGGCGAGTGGTGTCTCGCTGAGGGAGCCGTTTATGATATGTGGGATGAAACCAAGCATGTGATAACCGAAATCCCCCCGGCAGATCATCATATCGTGTGTATCGATTACGGCACGACCAACCCCTGCGCGTTTCTTCTGCTTGGAGTAAAAGACAATTCAGTTACAGTTGAGAAAGAATACTATTATTCAAGTATTGAATCCGGCCATCAGAAAACAGACGCGCAATACTCTGAAGACCTCAAAACCTTTATAGGGTTGGTGAAACCACGTAGTATACTAATAGATCCGTCGGCAGCGTCATTCAAAGCTCAGTTGAGAAAGGACGGGTTCAACAATCTTAAGGATGCGGATAATGCCGTGATTGACGGTATCCGGAATGTCTCAACCATGTTACAGGGAGGACGATTGAAGGTAATGAAGGGATGCACTAACCTGATCAAGGAATTCTCATCTTATATCTGGAACAAAAACAGCCAGATTAAAGGCGAGGATATGCCAGAGAAGAGCAACGATCACGCGCTGGATGCGTTGCGGTATGGATGTATGACCTTAAACAAGCCGGGAAGCCCCCGGATATTGCGGAGGATATTCTGATAATCATGTTCGGCAGACCAGACATAGCAGGACCATTAAATAATCAATCGGAGCAAAATCTCCCGATCAGATCACTAAACGGGCCCTTTATCGTGGCTGAATGCGGTGTCAACTGGCGCGATCTTGTTGATGCTGATCAGATGATCAAGGCATCAGCAGAAGCCGGGGCCGATGCCTGCAAATTCCAAGCGTATAACCTCCACTTCATAAAACCTTTTTGCGGGTGGAAAACGAGCAAATTATCAGATAAAATCTCCGTTCATACCCGCGCGTCCGAACTGAACGCGATCCGGCTGGATGAATCCACCATCCGCTATCTATACTGGCGCTGTCAGCATCACGGCATAGAATTTATGTGCACGCCGATGTACCCGGAAGCGGTGGCGATGCTGGATCCTTACGTGAAGCGGTGGAAAGTGCGGTATGCGGATCGCATGAATCACGATATCCTTCAAAAGTGCATCGATACCAGAAAAGAGATCCTATGTTCAGAACAATCTCCGAAATTCCACGATCAGATCAAATCTCTCTATTGTTGTTCTGAGTATCCCCCTGCGCACCCCCCAATTATAGAAAACGTTTTGGGAATGTGGGGGTATTCGTGTCACATACCAGAATTTGGGCACTTATCCAACATTTGTGTAAATAAAATGACGTATCTCGAAGTGCACGTCAGGCTCGATCACTACGAACCCCCGCATTATTGCCCCATCGATACCGCAGTCAGCATCACCATGTCAGAGCTTGCGGAACTGTGCCGGAGGTTGAAGCAGTGAATCCTTTAAAATATCCAGAACCATATCGGCTTGCTTTTTGTATTGCATTAAGTATGGCATTATGTGAGATGCCAATATTTGTTCTTCTCGTTTTGGGGGTAAGATGAAAACAATACTAGTAACCGGCGGGGCCGGCAGTCTGGGGAAGGAGATTGTTGATATACTCATCAATCAAGGGCATAAGGTCAGGGCCTTTGACAACAACGAGGCAGGACTGGCCTCTTTATCGTATAGCAACATGCGGTTTACGCGGGTGTATGGGGATATCAGGGACTACGCACGGGTTCACTATGCAATGCGGGATTGCGATACCGTGATTCATTGCGCTGCGATGAAAAATTTAGACATTACCGAAGGCGATGTCCCTGAACTCAACCGCACGAATATCACCGGCTCTGAAAACGTAGCCAAAGCAGCTACTGAATGCGGGGTTGAGTGCTGCATTCTCATCAGCACCGATAAGGCGGTTTATCCCTCATCAGCATACGGGGCAAGCAAACTATCAGCGGAGTGGATCTGGAAATGGGCTCATAAGATCCAGGATAAAACGCGGTTCGTGATCTTCAGGTCCGGCAACTTCACGCAGAGCGCCGGGAACGTGCTTGAGGTGTGGGATCGGCAGAGTAAAGCGGGGGAATCGCTCACCATCACCGATCCGGACATGCAGCGGTATTTCATCGATACTCGGAAAGCAGCGGAGATTGTCGCGGGGATTCCAGAGTGGGCAAGGGGAGGGGATATTGTTATCCCGAGAATGCACCTGCATAAGATCCTCGATCTGATGTTTGAAGAGTATCCCAATTGTTCGTATAAGACAACAGGGATCCGGAGCGGTGAATAGATGGGCGAACGGTTGATGACGGACGACGAAAAGATTGACTGGCAGAACGAAGAGGTTATGGTGATACGATGAAAACACTCGCAATTATCCCGGCCCGTGAAGGATCAAAGGGCATCAAGGACAAGAACGTCAGCACATGCAACGGAAAACCGCTGATATACTGGACCATTGAAGCGGCCCGGAAAGCAAAGGAGATCGACCGGCTCATTGTAAGTACCGATAGCACACGGTACCGCGATATGCTGGAGCAATACGGGAAAGATCTGTTCCCGTTCCTGCGCCCGGAGAAATACGCGAAGGATAAGAGCACATCGGCGGAGGTTGTTATCCACGCGCTCGATAAGATGTCTGAACTTGGTGAGGATTTCGATATCGTGATCCTGCTCGAACCAACATCCCCACTCCGCACACCGGAACAGCTTAACGAGGCTATCGGGCTCCTGAAACAAGCGCAGAAAGCCCGTGCCATGGTGTCTGTGGTTGAAGATCATAACCATCACCCGTTACTTGCCTTTGAAGTACAGAAGAACGGACAACTGGTGCCCTACGGCTCACTGACCGGAGCAAGTACGGCAGAACCATCATACCCGGGGCATCCGCGCAGGCAGGCATTACGGCCGGCATACTTTATGTCAGGAGACTTTTACCTCTCGTATGTTGACACGTACCGGGAGCGCATGAGTTTCAACCACGAACTCACATCGGCGTATGTCGTCGAGAAATGGCAGAGCGATGAAGTGGACGAACCGGCGGATCTGATCCGGATTGATGCACTACTCAAGGCACGGATGGAGGGAAAGATATGAAAATACATGAGGACCGATGGGGAAAATATTACTTTCAAAATGGTCATTACTACGAAGTTGAAGAGAAAAAATCCCTAAAAGGATCAGATAACATATCAATATTAATGGGTTGCTTATTTGGGGGTGCCTGTTGCTTTATTTGGGCGACCGGAACGTTCGCAGCAAGTGCTTCCGAAGTTGGGGTCACAATGTCTGATGCGTGTGAATTATATTGCATATTAGCCTTTTTAATCCTAGGTCTTGTCTGCCTCGCAGGAGTGTTCATACTCGCATGGTATTATGATCGCGACATGTTAAGATTTATAGATTGGGATTACACACCATGAACGCATTCCTTTTTATCGGGATCTGTGGGATAATCCTCACCGCATTTTGTTTTATTAAAATAATCTATCACTATCAAAAGATTAGAACTTTAGACAAGGAAGCAAAACAACTAATACAAAAATTATATTGGGAGTACCATATATGAAGTCACTCTGGCAAAGAGCAAACGAGATAATCCCCGGAGGAAATCACCTTTTTAGCAAAACTCCGGATCGGTATTGCCCGGGACAGTGGCCCCCCTACTATAAGCAGGCACAAGGGATAATAATTGAAGCGCTGGATGGCCGGACATACCGTGATTTCTCAGTGATGGGTGCGGGCAATTCAACACTTGGATACAATGATCTGGATGTTTTCTTCGCGGTATCTGAAGCCATAAAAAATGGTAATGTCTCGACCCTCAACTGCCCGGAAGAGGTTGAACTAGCGGAAGTCATGCTGAAACTTAACCCGAAGATGGACATGGTGCGGTTCGGGCGGTCCGGTAATGATGCCTGTCAGATCGCCCTCCGCATTGCCCGGGAGTATTCAGGAGAGGATGCATATGCTATTTGTGGCTACCATGGGTGGCAGATCGGTCATCCCCCGCAGTTAGATCCAATGTGTACCCCGTTTGAGTATGGCACCGGATTAGAGGAACTGATGGATGCGATAGATTGGGGCATCGGGGCGGTCATCATGGAGCCCGTGAGGACAAAGGAGCTCAATCTTCCGTTTTTAAAGAAGGTACGGGAACTTACCACGATCGGCAATGTCCCGCTTATCTTCGACGAAGTCGCCAGCGGATTCCGGTGCAATATCGGAGGGTATCACCAACTGATTGGTGTACAGCCGGATATTGTCACATACGGAAAAGCGATGGGGAACGGATACGCCATCAGCGCGGTTGTCGGAAAAGAAGAGATCATGAAATCCGCTCTGAATACGTTCATCTCATCAATGCAGTGGAGCGAGCGCCTGGGATATGCGGCCGGACTTGCAACCATTGAAAAAATGCGGAAAGTGAACGCACAGCAGCACATGATAGAAGCCGGTGCCGCAGCTAAGCGGATCTGGCAGGGTGCCGCAAAAGAAGCCGGGTTGGAAGTCGAAGTATCCGGACTCGACCCGCTCGCAACTTGGGCATTCAAAGGCGATGATGATCGCAGAATGTTAACACTGTTTACACAGGAGATGCTTAAGCGCGGATACCTTGCAGCCGGGCAGTTTTACCCGTCAGTGATGCACAAACGGCAGGATATCGGGGAATACTCCGATCAGGTCTTTGAGGTTTTCGCGGGTATTGCTGACGGTTCAATGGTGCTTGAAGGCGAACCCGCCCGGGCGGGTTTTAAGAGGCTTGCATGATCCTTATTGCAGGATCCAAAGGTCTCATCGGAACCACTATTGCTCGGCACTTGGAGGGGTTGGCGACCGGGTATGATCTACCGGATACCACTCCCCCGGCCGGTATTGATTACGGCGCCTTCATCGATTGCGCCAGGTACGGTCACCAAGAGGACCAGATCGCAACGTGGCATACAGTGATCCATCAATTGCAACGGAAAGGTGCGGGAAGGATGATCCTCCTCTCATCAATCTACGGGCACAATGCCCCTGATTTCAGTATCTACCCGGGTACTGAGATACCGGAAACCCCGCTTGAGTACGCCATGAGTAAAGCAGCGGTGGAACAGGCAACCCGGTTCCTTGCGCAGAAGTTGAAGCCGTATAACATCCAGGTGAATTGCATCGCACCCGGGGGGGTGTTCAATGGGCACTCTGACCAGTTCCACCTAAATTACGTCCGAGCTGGTCAGGCACCCATGATCGAGCCAAAGAACATCCTACCGGTGATCGATATGCTCCTGCATCCGGACAATGCAGTAAACGGCCAGGTTATCACTGTTGATGGGGGATGGTCCCTGTGAAGCGCATACTTGTCCCTATCGGTTGCCGTTCTGATGAAGGATTAAGTGCCCCGGCGATCAGGCGGCTGCGGGAACACTTTGATGTTGAAGTTTTACACCTTGCCCCTCAACAGTTCCACGCATCATACGGTCTTACTGAGTGCTGCATTCAACACGGAGAGCCAGACCTTATTCTTATTACCGGCGACCGCGTGGAAATGTGCGCGGCGGCAGCGGCAGCGTTCCATAATAAAGTGCCCATTGCTCACTTCTACGCGGGGATTATCAACGATCCCATATGCACATACGACGACGTAGACCGGCATTGCATAACCCTGTGGTCAGACATCCAGTTCTGCGAGGATCGGTGCTCTGCAATCCGGGTCAACATGCTTAAATCTGCATGTGAATTGCCGCAAAAGAACGCTCCTTATGTTGTCGGAATCTCACACCTTGATGATCTGGAAGTGGACGAGAGCAAAGTCCCGGGAGAACCTTACGATCTTGTGCTCTTCAACCGTGCACCATTTGAGAGCAAACAAGTCGGAATATCTCTTGGAATGGAACTCGATCCCACGCATATGATAATTCAAATTGGTGGAAATCCAGATGGGGAAAAGGGGGCCCTCTTTTGTCATGGAAAATATTATGGCAATCTCCCACGCCCCCAGTTCCTCGGACTGCTTAAAAACTGCCAGCGGTTTATCACCAACAGTTCCGCCGCAATCTACGAGGCCCCGCATTTCCTGAAACCAGAACAGATCGTAATGGTAGGAGATCGGAATAAAAATCGCCTGCGCGGACCGTTTCAGACCGGTGCATCAGACAAAATTGTTGAGATCTTAAAGGAGTACCTGAAATGAAAGAAAAACCAACCAAAGAATCTTCACTTTCTGAATTGACTGACGAACAATTAACAGAACGCATCAGCGCGGCAAAGAATGACGGTGATGTCCTGGAAGAGATCGCGGAAGTCAACCGGAGAAAGCAGCATGTGGAAACGACCGACGATTGAGCACAACAAACTCACCGAATGGAATTGGATGGTCGGACACCCGGAAGGAATCTCGCTCGGG